GTTACTTACGCAGGAACAGCGATAGGGAACATTGAGGTAGGAACAGAACTCAAATCACCCTTACGAAGCAGAGCAGTACCATAAAGGGTATCGCTAGTAAACAACGTAGCTAGATACTCTTGTTTGTATTGAGTCTGCGAACGAACACCTATTTGTTCTGCAAGGACAGCAGCGTCTTTGTGGAACATAAGAGCAATACGTGCAGAACCAGTAGCGGTATCGCACTGAGGCGTAACAAACACTTTAACACCGTATACATCACCAATCTGACCGTTACGGATGGTGTTGTTTGCACCTTGCTCACCAACAAAGGCTTGTTCGGTAAAGCGAGCAAGACCCATAAGCGTGTTACGGCTTGATGGAGGAACAACAAGATAACGATCAGTCATAGGAGCATCGTTATCGTCCAAACGCTGGATAATACGACGAATACCAGCATCGGTCAGTGCTGAAGCATTGGGAGATGCGCTATTGTAAGCAGTGCTGCCATCACCACCAATATATGCGTTAGCATAAGCAGCAGTACCAGCACCGTTGTTTGCTGAACGACCTAGTTGAATAAGGTCAGTATCTACTTGACGTGCAAGAGCATAACCAGCATCTTCAGTGTAGAAACGACGAAGTGAAGCAAGAGCCTGAACTTCAACGATGTCTTCGATTAGACGCGAGTATTCAAAATGCTTGTTCAAAAGAACTTGAACTTCAGTTTCAACATCAGCTTGGATTGTAACAGCCGTGTTAGCTGCTTTAGCAAATGCAGAACCACGGGTAGGAACGGGAACGTGAAGTGTGTCGCCTTTCTTACCTTTCATGCTCATCTTGTTTACAAGATTAGCCATAACCAATGCTTTTTTGTACGATGCAATAATTTCATCGCTCCAAATTTCAGGGATAAATTTATCTGCATTGGTCTTGTTGACAATGGAGGTACTACCTCCAGGATAAGTTGCTGTAGCCATTTTAAATTTCCTTTAAGTTTAGGTTATCGAACCCTACCTTCGTTATAGGCTGAGATGATGTCATCTTGTAATGCCATATAACGCTCAGGGTCAGTCATTTGGAGCCGAATAAGATCTGCTCGACGATAAATCTTCTTGCTCGTTTCACCAGTAGCACCATCAACCGCTACCGTAGCTGCTTTCAAGGTTTGATCTCTTTGGCTCTGTAACTGCTGTGCTGCTTGCTGAACAGTTTCCTGTTTAGCTTTCTTCAATGCTTTGAAGTTAGACAGTAGTTCATGAGCTGAGTCATAATCAAATTGTTTGTCCGCTGCTAGGTACAATCTTTGACGTACAGGTGACTCATTCACCCAGGTAGCAAATTCAGGATCAGTAATGACCTGTGTATAATCTGGATGCGATTGAGCTAGCCTGTTTGCAGTTTGCATCCTTGCCATCTGTGCCGCAGCCTGTTGAGCTTGGACAACTGCTGGATGGGACTCAACTGCTTTATTAACTGCCTTAACAGGATCGGCAAAAAAGTCAGTATCATCTTCGATAGCTTTAGCAGGTTGATCCTGCGGTGTGATTTGCCTTTTGATGAGTTCATCAGCTAACTTACGAACTTCTCCAACTTCTTGTGCTTGACGACCAATTAGCTTTTCAGCTTCCTGGTGCATCCTTATGATGTCATCTAACGATTTACCCTTATACTTCTCAGGGATCGTAGGTTCTTCCTGAGTTGGTGCTGCTTCAGCCTTAGCCTCTACAGCTTGAAATTCATCGTTACCTACTTCATCATCTAGAGATTCTACAAATTCAGCCATCTGCTTCTCCTAGTCGGGTATAACCCAATTGTTAGGAATTAAAAAGGAATCTAAGTTATCCCTCATAGTAGGACTTAGACTTTGCTACGTTTACTGCTTGTTCATGCATCGTTGCCCATCTATCAGAAGCTGTTGGAAAAGCACCGGTGATGCCTTCTAGTTTGCTTCTAGGAGATGCTAATTGTCTTTGTGCTAACAAGTCACAGTGTGGGCACTGTATTTCTTTAACATAGTGATCTGTGTACCTTTCAGTAACATGTCCGTTAGCACACTCAAAATCATTCATTATCCTCATTGACTAAATCCTCATAGGCTTTTTCCCAAACTTCATGCATCGTTAGGAGCCAATCTAAAGCTTTTAGTTGACCTTTACGTTCTTGTAGTTCTTCGCCACTAGAGATAGTGGTTATGTCCGCTACTGCGTCTCTGTACTCTTTAGCGTCTTCCAGTAGAGTTTTC